GTTAGGTAGTACACAGTTAGTTAGAATAGATACACCTATAAAACTAATAGTCGACCCAGACAACACAAGAAAATGAAAAAGTTCCTACCACTGCTTTTATTAATCCCCACTGCATCATACGCAGATATTACTTCGACAATAACCTCTTCAGTGAAATTAGAGGTATCAGCAGCAGCTACAGCAGCAGATCGTATTGGTAACTCATATAGCGTTTCTGGTACAGGTGTAAACACTACAGATGGTACAACTACTGGTAGTGTTGGTGGATTAGGAGCAGTCACTAATGGTGTAAACGCTTATACACCAATTACTGCAAGCCAGTTGACTGATGGAGAAAGCTTCAATTACACAGTTTCACATACAACAGGTGACACTATCGGAACTTCTTTAACAACAGGTGAGGTAAGTGCATTTGGTGATATAACAAGTACTTCTGGAGGTACTGCAACAAACTTAGCTGGTACTGTTGATAATCATGTTATTACTATTACAGCAGGTGGTGCTGGCACTACAGCTACAGGACAATATGTAACTTCTGTGACAGTAGATTGATGAGTTATGAAAAGAGGTTTACTACTGTTTTGTTTATACGTTTTACCAGCTAATGCAAATATTGTTCCTTCTTTTACAACAGGTACGATGTCATCTACAACTACAACTCAGACATCTATTACAGAATCAATTACTAGCAAAGACTACTCTACAGGTTATGAATACACTGTTACTGGAACAGGTATTAAACATGATGGCGGTAGTATGTCACCCGATGCAACGCAAGTTACAGGAACTGTAGGAGGTCAATCTTATACATGGACAGGAGCAGATATGACAACAAAACCAAACTGGACACAAACGAATCCCACATCAGGAGATGCTTTTCAATTTACAGAAACATATCATGGTCCAGGATTGCAAAATGTAACTTCTATTTCAAGACAAATAGAAACAGAATCAGTTACTACCACTACCTCTGTGTTCTCACAATAATAATAAGTCCTGTTAAGGTTTTAGCTAATTCTGTTAGCCAAAGTAATAGTGGATCAGTTACTAATCAAAATTGGAATGTAAACAATGGTAGTTTTCATCAAAATTCTTTTGGAGGAAATGTAGTTTGTCAGGGTGCGATGATGACTATTACACCATTTACTACATTAAATTCAAATTGGAGAAAACCTTTTAGAGATTTTTATGAAACACCTGTCTATGATCCAACAGATATAGAAGGTGATTTTGATGAAGATGGTAATTCTATTGGAGATGGAACACCTGATAATCCAGGAGATATTCTTTATTATCAACGTAATTATTCTGGTACTAATAAAGATACCTATGCACTTGGTACAGGTATAACTTTAAATTTCTCAATACCATTAGATAGACGTTTAGGTGAGCAATGTAAAGAAGCAGCACAAACACAGATAAATATAAGAAAACAAACGCTTAAAAATTTAGAGCTTGATTGGCATTTTGCAAGATTAAAACATTGTGGAGAGAAGAAATTAGCTGGTATTCAATTTGCAAAATCAAGTCCTTACTACAATTTATGTAAAGACATAGAAGTTGTACCTAAGAAGGGTCAGGTTTTACCTCATCGTCATTCTTTGACTTCCGAGAAGTAACTTTCTTCACTAAATTCTTTACTAATGGTTTTACAGCATTGATAAGTAGTGGAGTAGTAGCAGCGACCAAAGCAATACCAGCAGCAGTAGTAGCAGCTTTAGCTGAAGGTAGATATTGGTCGATGAACTTTGTGTCTTCATAGAGTGTTATGCACTCACTTTTATCATCTGATAATTTATGGCCTATAACACGTTCTAGTTTTTTATCGTTACGAAAATCTCCAACCCTTTGATCTTTATCACCAGGACATTTTATAAAAAACTCTTTTTCTTCTTTTTCTGGTAATTTAGGTTTTTCAGTTTTTACTTGTGGTGTTGGTTCTTGTCTTGTTTGTTGTGACTGCTGCTTAGTTTCTACTATCTGTATTCTTCTTCTGTCATATAACATTGGTTCAAAAGAAGGCATTGAACCATAAGGACAGCTAATTACAGTTCCTCGTGGATCATCGTTATATAAAGCTGTATTTTTTGGTGAAGCATCTCTGTGATACTTTACACATCCAGGTAGTTTTAACGATGGTAGAGGAACGTTTAATACTTGATATGGGTTATGTACTGGTATATCTATCTGCGGTATTTTTATCTCTGGTATTTCCATTACATAGGTAATGAAGGTCCACTAAACTTTGGTAACTGTTTTGGTATCTCGTCCTTCATTTTGTTTTGTAAATCACCCATAACTTTATTTTTAAGGTTACGTTCAAATTCTGGTGATCTCATATATTGAATTGCTAAGTAAGCTCCTACACTCATTGACGAGACCATTAAGAATGAAATAATAGAAAGGATGTTAGCTATTTTATTAAACATGATAAAACTTGCAATAATAAAAGCTATGTCAGTGATGAGCATAGCTGTATTACTGCTTATTATAGGTCTATCACCCTTGTACGTCACCATGAGCCTAATGACAAGGCAGATGGAAAAGGTTAATTAAGACCAAGGAACACCAGTAGTCTTTGTAGGTGTTTTAGATTCTGTTATCTGTGCAGCAATAGATGTTTCTATTCTTGTAACTTCATCAGATCCTAGAGCAGCTTTAGCCCATGCAACTGCGTTATCTTTAGTGATAGAAGCATAAGCAGTAAACGATCCACTATCAGCTTCAGCGAGTCCTACAGAACCATAAGAAGAACCAGTATGATCTCCATCTGTATCACTGGCAGTCCAATGAACAGTAGTTACGACATCAGATAAAGTTCCTACAGTTTTTGTTGCATCTAAAGAAACAACATTCCAAGTAACAGCCATAATAATTTTAAATACTTTGATTATATATTAAGTGTTTTCTTGTTCAGAAACACCATCAACTTTTTTAAGACCTTCAACTAATTTTTGATTACCAACTATTTTTGTTGTCAGTTGATTCAATTGTTGTTGTTTTGCTTGTATGTCAGCTTGAATCTGTTGTGCTTGTTGTATATCAGAATCAAGAATAGATTTTGTTTCTTCGTAAAGTTCTTGTGGGGTCATAAAAATTTTATATGTAAACGTATTATATTAAGCACTTTCTAATGCAGCAACTTTGGTTTCTAATACCTAAATTTTATCAAGTTTTTAAAGGTTCAACAATTACTTTTCCATCATTATCTGTCCAAGTGGTTTCTTTCATGTGTTGATCTTGCCTTTCACCAATAACTAACCATGAGATTGTATCTGAACAACTATTATCCTCTGCTGTTATTGTCAGAATGTTACCACTAACCGAGCCTTTTACTGCTGACCATCCCGTTTCATTATTTGTAAAGCATTGTACATTAGTGTTTAAGGTTGCAAAAGTACCGCTTGTCATTCCACTTACTGTGTCAATATTTACAGTTGCAGATCCATCAGATAAAGCTATTTTACCTCTATAAATCAGATCAGCCTGTGGGCCTTCTATAAATGAATGAACTAAATTATGTGTATCTTTTTTTGATTCAAGAGGGTGATCAATCAAGAAAGATCCAGAACCCTTTGAAAGCGCACCAAATACATGAAAATTACCAGAAGCACCATTATTAGGGGTAAACCTACAAATTGAAGAATCATCTAATCCCGTAACAAGAGCAACACCCGCTCCATGCTTTATTTTTATTCCATCATTAAAAGATGATTTTGAACTATTTGCAATTATTAACCCTGCTACACCTGAACCAGTATTTGTTGTAGAAATTCTTGCAAAACATACACTACTTCCATTATCAACTTCAAGCTTATTAACAGGCGAAGTTGTACCTATACCTAGGTTTCCAGATGTGTCTAAACGCATTTTCTCACTACTATTAGCATTAGTACCACCATTAATATGGAAACAAAGAGGTACATTAACTCCTGTTCCAATAGAAGTTAAACTCGTTTTATGTTGTATATTAAAATCAGCATTAACACTATTAGTGCTATTTAAAGCTACTAGATAGTTACTAGAATCATTATCAACACTTAATTCTGCAGCTAAAGAAGCAGCATCTACATGCAATTTATACGAAGAGCTTGTTGCACCTATTAATAATTGCCCAGTTGAAGATATACGCATACGTTCTGAGCCAGCAGTTCCAAAATTTAAGTTATCAGATGCGTGCTGATAATTCATCCATCCACGATATTGGTCAGCAGCAGCAGTACCATCACCAAACTGTACAAATGAATTACCATTTGTCGGATTACCAAAAATACCGATACCGCCAGACCCAGAAGATACTGAACCAACACTTATTGTTTGCGTGCCAGCATTTGAATTAGTGTCATCACCTACTCTTATATCTCCTGTAATAACTCTTACATTCCCAGACTCATCTATAATCATCTTGGTTGAGCTATCAACTTGGAACTTTATTGTGCTATTAGCATCACTTGCATCTGTATCTGAAATAATTTTAAGATCAGTACCGTTTTGTTCTATTGTTGATCTTGCACTATTATCTGTTAGATTAATATTTGCACCAGCATCAGTGCTTTTGAATGTTGCACAAGTATTTGATGTACCAGAATCAACTGTCAATGCAGCATCAGGACTTGTTGTACCTATACCTACTTTTCCAGAAGAATCTATACGCATACGTTCTGAAGTATTTACATTAAACAGAACAAAGTCATTATCTGTATCGTATGTGATATTTCCTCTAGTACTACCTGCTGAATTTAAAAAGGCAATCACATCATTTGCTGTAGATGCCCCACCCTGTAATTTTATTTCTGTATTACCACTTCCATCTTTTAAATGTAAATTAGCTGATGGACTTGTTGTGCCGATACCTACATTTCCAGACGAGTCTACCCTTAATTTTTCAGTACCAGCAGTTTCAAGTAGTAAGTTACTTGAACTATCAACAGCAATTTTACCTTTTTCTGTTCCTCCAACGCTAAATCGAAGCGTTGATTGGCCACTTGCAGGGTCTATCCTTGTCTCTCCTATAACATGAAGTTTTGCTCCTGGACTTGATGTACCTATACCTACATTTCCAGAAGAATCTAAAGTAAATTTTGTTGATCCTCCTACTTGCAGTTTTAAATTACCTGTACCTGCATCATTAATAATTGAATCACTGCCATTATGAAATATTTCAAGATCTGATCCTGTTCCAAACAAAGCTTTTACATTATCGTTAAATACGTTATTTCCTGTAAATGTATTACCAGTAGTTAAGGCAACATTACTTGTAGCTGTTACACCACTTTGCCATGCACTACCGGTATATACTTTAAGTTCGTTATCTGTTGTATTAAAAAATAGATCACCTACATCTAAATTACTTGTAGGGTTACTTGAACCACTACTATATCTATCAGCAAAAGCATTAACACCACTTAAGTTTGTTGCAACTGTATTTACATTAGTTATAGACCCTGCTACAGATGTGACATTAGAACTTATACCTGCAACTGTTGTGACGTTTGCTGCTATCCCTGCAACTGTAGTTACATTACTATCAATACCTGCAACTGTATTTACATTAGAAACATTACCAGCAACAGTGGTTACTTCTGTTGCTTTTGGTACAAGCCTATGAAATGTATAGGTATTAAGAGTAGAAGTAGTTTCTAATATCATTCCAAAGCCAGCAGTAAATGTAGTGCTTGCTGTAGCTCCTGTAATTGTTACAGTAGAGTTTCCTATAGTTCCGTTAGCGATAGTAAAAGTACCACTACCATTAGATGTATAAGCTGTACTAAGTGCTTGAATACTGATTAAAGTACCAGCACCATTATTTATATCTGGGTTTGTATTAGGAAAACTTAATTCATTTGTTATTGGAACAAAACCACCTACATCATCTACAAGATCTATTATTCTTGCATCTATAGCTGCTGTTGTTGCTACTTTGTCATCAGCAGCAGTCCAAGTTTCACCTGATTGTATTTCTTCAGAACTTGCTAAATTATAAAACCTTGCATCCGCTTCAGCTTCTGTATAGTACCTAGCATCTAATACGTTAGCTCCTGTAGTAGCTGATGGGTTTAATTCAGTTTCGGTAAAGTATCTATTATCTAATTGTCCGTTATTAAGTTCAGTCTCAGTAAAATATCTACTGTCTAATGTTCCATTGGTTAATTCCGTTTCAGTAAAATATCTAGCATCTAAAGCACCACTGCTTAATTCAGTTTCAGTAAAATATCTGTTATCCAGTTGACCAGAATTAAGTTCACTTTCTGTAAAGTATCTATTATCAAGTTGACCAGAATTAAGTTCCGTTTCAGTGAAATATCTGTTATCTAATTGACCTGCATCTAATTCTGTTTCTGTATAATATCTACCATCTAAAGTACCAGTAGCTATATCTTCTTCAATAATTGATCCATTTACGATATTGGCACTAGCTATAGTAATGTCTGTAGGTAAAGCACCTCCTCCTAATTTTGTAAGACTAACAGAATCATTTGATAATTTACTTCCATTTATATTTGCAGAAGCATTTATATCACCATCGACAATAGTTCCATTAGAAATCATTGTTGAAGTAACAGTACCAGTATCAGAACGAGTAACTACTGTACCTGTAATATTAGGAAGGGTAATAGTTCTGTCAGTAGTAGGGTTTTCTGCTGTTATTTTTGTTTCAAAATTGTCATCATTAGCACCTTCAAATTGTAAAGATCCAATTACTGTATTACTACCATCTCTTAAAAGAAGATCGTTATTAACAATATCTGTAAATTCTTGTAAGGCAAATAATATTTGATCATTTTGAGTATCTAAATCAGCTTCAGTAAGAACAGATCCATCTTCAAAATCTATTTTTTTAGAAGATATATCTGTATTTCTTGTAAATTTTATAGAAACACCATTACCAGGTTCGTTACCACTGGTAAATGTAATTTGTGAACCACTGGTAAAAGTGTAATGAGTATTTAAGGTTTTAAATTCACCACCTACTAATACCTTAATATCTGTTTCAGCAAAAAATGAGAAGGAGATACTAAATGGACCAGCAGTACCATTACCAGTATGGCTTGTAAAAGATGTAGCAGTGTTAGTAGGCATAGTTAAAATTCGACTGATTGGATAGATCTTTGCATGGTTTGATTAAACCGATCTCTACTTAATTTATTTAAGATTGTATGTTTCTCAAGTATATCTGGATTTTGAGCTAAAAACCTATCTTCTCCTAATTCAATATACATTTTATTTATTTCTCTTAAACCAGGCATTTTATCACCACCACTCATAATTTGCTCTACAGAATCTTTTGCAGTTTTCCAAGGCTTTTTTTGTTTTTTAACAATATCGTGATGAATTTTAAAGTGAGGAGTTTTCATATATAGCTGCATTGCTTGATCTATATTTAATCCATAAAAAGGTGACGATTTATCTTTTATGGTTTCTGTATTAACTAAATATCTTAAGTCACTCATTTGTGTTGCATTTAAAGGTATAGCATCATCTCCTAACTGCATTTCTTCTATATTCAAATAATCTAAAGACCCACCGTAACTACCAATCATGTCATCTGGTTCAGAGAGGACTTGACCCATATCAGCTAATACGGAAACTACAGGATGGTTTTGAGATTCGCTTTCAACTACCCAATTAAATAAATCTAAACCTGCTTTTTTAGGATATAAAACTAAATTATTAGTAATGTGTTCTCTCATTGGTGGTAAGTCATCACCATATCCTAATACTTTTTTAGAAGCTTCTCTCTTCAAAGATTCAAACGGTCCTAATGATTCATCACCTTTGTAAACCTCAGAATCTAATTTCAACTTCCATCTAAGACCTTGTTCTGGACTTACATTTGCCCAATTTAACAACCCCATGTCATATAAATCACCTGGTACTCTTTTAAGGTCAGATTGAAGACCACTATAAAAAATATTGGACGTTATAGTTCTTTCAAGAAATCGACCAGACCTTCCTTTATTGTATAAAAGATCTGCAAAATCATTAATACCTGTGAAGAATAAACGATCAGTAATGTTTCTGACACCTGCTATACCTAAAGCCTCAAGAGCAGATTGCTGATCACCTTCTTCTAAATATTTATATATTTCAAATAAATCAGTAGATGCCATTAAATAACCAGACAAAGGATCAACTCTTGTAAATGAATAGTATTTGACTACTACACGACCATCTTTACCACGTTTTAATGTGCCATCTTCATTGTATTGAGGATAACCAATACTATAAGGTCGCCAACCAGTTTTCCATTTTGCTAACCATGCTTTTCTGTTAGCAGGTCCACCACCAGTAAGTCTTACTCTTGTCTCATCTTTATCCATTCCATTCATAAAATTATAGATTAAGAAAGCAGATCCTATTGATGTAAAGATTCTTCCTCTTGCAGCTTTTCTTGTTAAAGGATTTCCACTTGTCAAATCATCATAAAAACCAGTACCAGGTAAAACATTGATACCTGCTGTTCTTTTTATTTGTTTATGGATAAGATTTTTTAAAGTACGAACAAATGGAACAATTCTTTTAACTACAGGATACTTAGCAGATCCAGAAGCTAACCATTTAACAGCACCTTCTGGCAAGTCCTCTGCAAAAGTAGCTTCTTTGCTAAATTCTTGAACATTTTTAAATATTGCAGCAGCTTCTTTAGCTTGTTGTGTAGGTAGTC